ACCAGCTTCGTCTCCAGCACCTTGTATATTACCTGCTAAAATTCCGTTATTAAAAGAAGCTTTACCAGCATCTGACATATCAAGAGTGAGGGCAGTTATAGTAGAACCACCATCATCACCCATAAACTTAATATCTTTGTCTTGGGTATTATTTACTAATTGAACATCACCACTACTATTTTGTAATTGAAACTGTGTTGTGCCACCATCTTTAAATGTAAAATCTCCACCATCTGCATCAAGAATAATATCTCCTGCAACATCTATCGTAAGATCGCCACTAGATAAATCTATTTCAGTTCCGTCTATAGTAATGTTATCTACCACTACACCTGCGTTTGCAGTTACAACACCACCTACAGCTAAAGTAGAAGCCATATCTACAGCACCATCTATGTCTACTACATCTAGATTAGTTGTGCCATCTACATCTATATCTCCAGATATGTCTAGTGCTGTACCAATTAAAGTTTGTGTAAAGGTAACTTGTCCATTAGAAGCAATAGTCATAGCATCTACATCTGAGGCAGAGCCTATAGTTTTGCCATCCCCAATAATAATATCGTCACTAAAAGTAGCTGTTTGTGCAAAAGTAACACCACCACCATCTGCTATGGTCATGGCATCATCACCATCTGTATATTCTATAAGACCTGTTTGTATTGAAGCTGATGTTTCTATAATTCCACTTGTTTCTAGGTTTAAAGAAGCAAAAGCATCTACAACTGCTGCACCAGAACCTGCTCCATCTGAATAAACTACTTTAGTTTTGCCACTAGGTATTGTTACTGTAGCACCACTACCTTGTTTAATAATTATAGATTGAGAGCCACTTGTTCCATTTTCTATGATCCATAGTTTAGATACAGTATTAGGTCCTATAGTAATAGTACAAGTAGAATCTAATGTGCCTGTATATTTAACAAACATAGACCTAACAGGGTCTGTAGCACCATCAGCTATAGTGCTAGTATGTGTGTCAGCATTTGTAGTAATGGCTTCTGTGCCATAACTAAAAGCTTCTGCTATTAATTCAAGATTTGTATTTGTAGTTTCACCCCATGTACCACTAGCATCACCAGTAGCCATTTCGTTTAATCTTAAATCATTTACATATGAACTTGCCATTGTGTATTCCTCTTTATAATTTTATTATGCTACTTCACTCCAATCTGGTGTCTGTGAAGTAGAAACTTCTGAATAATTTGCTGTTTGTGTTGTTGATACATCACTATAACTTGCTGTTTGCGAATCATCAATATTTTGATAATTTGTTGTTTGTGAATCATCTATATTTTGATAATTAGGTGTTTGGCTATCAATTACTATAGTCCAAATATTAACACCTTGTATTTGACCAGTACCAAATACTCCTGTTATATCAACAACTGATTTAGCTATTACTGTTTCATTTCCTAGTGCTGTTGTGCCTACTAAACCAGTAACTGATAATATATTAACACTTATTGTACTAACTGTTCCCAATGAACTTGTAGCACTTAAACCTGTTGGAGATACTGTAGCTCCTGCAGAAACTGATTCATCACCAAGCGTTCCTACTGATGCTGATCCAGAAACTCCTGTAACAGCAGCTCCCATCGTAATAGCATTACCTAAAGCTGAAGTTCCAGTATTACCTGTAACTGAAGTATTTGCATCAGCAGCAACAACTTCATCGCCTAATGCTGATGTACCTACATTTCCTGTAACAGAAATATTAGCTGTTCCTATTACAGTTTCACTACCTAAAGCTGATGTAGCACTTACTCCAGTAACTGATACTAAAGCTTTTGCTATTACTGTCTCGTTACCAAGTGCAGTAGTTCCTGCAACTCCAGTAACAACAACTGGTATAGGCTCACCCCAAGTAAGTTGTCCCCAGGTCCCTCGACCCCAACCAGTTATATTAGCCATAGGCTACTAAGCTATTCTTATAATAGCGTTTGATGCATCTGCTGCTGGAAATTGAATAGTAAAATCTCCTGCTGTAGAAGTTTTATCTCCACCAAAATCTAATACAGCAACTGCTGGGTCTCCTGATGCACTATCGTTAAATATTAGGGCACCTCTAGCAGTAATAGTAGCTGTACTAAATGTTAAATCTGCAAAATCTGTTAATGCAGTAGTTCCTGATGTGCTAGGATCAACTCTAGTTAAAGTTCCACCTTTAGCAGTATAGTTAGTACCACTAACTTCATTAGAAGTTGTATATGCTGTTGTAGATGCACCTAATGATGCAGAGCTTGTATATAAAGCTAATTGAAAAGTGCTACCACCACTATTCTTAAAATTATGCACTCCTTCTAATAATTCTTTTTTAAAAGATGTACACATTGCTTGTGAAATTGCCATTATAGTCTCCTAATAATTTCAGCCATATCTTTATGACCTTGCTGTTCTAATAATCCTGCTACAGTAGCTCTATCACTAGCTATAGCTTGTTTTAAATAAAATAATACAACACTTGTCATATTGTCTTTAAAAGCTTGTGCCTGTGCTTTTACCATTGGATCAGCATTATCACTAATAGAAATTAACTTTTCCATTATTCTTTCTGTCCAATGTTCAGGACTTAATCCTTTGTTTTGAGTTGTTTTAACGTCAATATTACCCAAACTTGTTGATACATCCACTGTAAACATTATGTTACCTGTTGTCTTACAGGACCTGTCCTGTAGTTATCTTTAGTGTTTTTACCTTCAGCAAATACTTTAAATCTTGATACAGCTTCTTGAAATCTTTTTTCATAATTAACCATAATATCTGGTTCACCTTTCATAAAGGTATAAGCCTCTACCAAAGACCCATATAATAAACAATCTGGTCCATTTGTGCCTATATAACTTGTTCCATCACCACTTGTTGTAATAGATGTTGGTGTATATTCATAATGAAGTTCTGCAGTAAAATTTGCATTTGGTGTTGGTGCAACAATAAAACTATCTTCATCAAATCTAGCATAATATTTTGGCACACCTGTTGTAGAACTATCAGGATAAGCTTCTCTTATAAAAGCTACATCTTTAAATAGTAAATACTCATAGCCACTATTATCTACAGCTAAAGAATGTGATGATAAAAAGTCAGTAGGTGTAGATAAGTATTGATTACCTGATGTCAAAGTACCTGTAACATTTTTTCTAAATACTGGAAGCGATACAAGTTTTTGTATTCTATCTTCTGTATTAACTATAAATTCATCTAAATTATTTACAAAAGTAGTTTCTGTATTATTAGTATAATCTTGTATAGCTGTTTTTAATGTTGTAAATGTCCAAGCCATTATCCTGTACTCACTTTAACTTTCCCAATTTTTGTTCTTAATACCATTCCTGTTCCTGATACAGGATCAAATCCATAATATTCAGTAGATGATTTTCTACCTCTATCAGGTCTTGGATTAAATAATGATTGACTATCAGATGAATCAACCTCACCAATTTTTAATTGTGGATGATCAATATCAAAACATTCAGGACAAACTCTTAATCCATTACGAATACTATCTTGTATTTCATATTTTAAATCTTGTAACTTATAAGTAAATCCACATCTATCACAATCACCTAAAGCTTTTTTACCTACTGCGTAACTCATCTATATAAGTTTAAATCAGGAACAAATTTAACTGGTGCTTTTTCTCTATGAGCATCACTAACTTCATTCCAAAGCTCATCATATCTTTGTTTAATCATAGCTATTCTATTTTGTGCTTCAGGTATTTTACAAGCTAAATTATAAGCTAAAGCATATGTTAGACATGGTAAATATCTACTAGGCACATCTGCGTTATTACTTGCAACATTACCAGCATCTTCTATTCTCTTTATATAGTCATATACTAATGTATAAGTTTCTGCAGAATCAGGTGTTGCCCATAATACAATGCTGTTAGAACTTGTGCCCTTATCAATAAAAAATTGTGTTGGCTTAGACTGTAATAATTTACTTGCCTGATGATTATATTCTGTTCTTGATATTCTATTTAATCTTTGATCAAACTGATTATCTGTATCACCCGCATCTGTTCTTATAAAAGCATCTACAACTTCTAAAGCACTAGATTCTAAAGTATATGTATTTGTGCCAGCAGTAAGTGTTTGAGTAGCTTGTTCTATCTTCCATAGATTTAATCCTTTATTTTGCCACTCTAAAAAAATAAGATTAAGAGCACGTTTTGCTCCTCTATAGTCATATCCAGAACGCAACTCACTACCACATAGATCATAAGCTTCTTCCATAATATCGCCTAAATCTAGCGTAAATGCTGTTGTTCCACTTGTTGCCATTATCTACCTTCTTCTTTTCTTATTTCTTCTTTGCCTTTTTTGGCGATTTTTGCTCTTTGTTCCAACACAGTAAGGATTTGGATTTTTCTAGCAAAAGGTTTACTAATTCTTTTAATTTTTGCCACAGACCTACGAGCATCTGCTGGAGTTTTGTAAGCGATTCTAACAGAATCTTTTGAATTTTCATCATTATATAATCTCCTCCCACTTCTTTTGGGTTTTTCCTGTTTCTACTTTAGAGTCTCTACGTTTTCTCAATTAACACTTCCACCTTCTACGAGCCTGTCTAATTCTTGAATTAGGATCATTTCTAGTTTTAGCTGAACTACGTTTAAGTTGTCCTAAAGACCTTGCACAATAAGACTTTCTGCGTTTTGCCGCCTTGCTACCTTTCTTAACCTTACCTGTTACTGCTGTTTTTAACTTAGAACCAGGATTTAATCTTCTATAAGCTTTAACTCCTGCTTTAGTCATACCAGCACCAGACTTAGTAGGTCGAAAGTTTTTTTTATTTCTAGGCGGCATCTTCGCCTGTTTTCTCATTGGCATAATTATTTAACTAAATTTTTCCACCTCTAGCTTTTCCTTTAGTCATTTTACCGCCCATCATGCCGCCTTTAGTTCTTTTCTTTTTCAAGGCTGGTTCAGAAGTATTACCACCTCCAAACATTCTTTTAACATAATCTTTATATGTTTCTGTTTTTGCTTCTTTACCAATTTCAGTCATTCTTCCTCCACCATAACTCATTTTGGTATTCTTGCCGCCTTTCATGCCATGTTTTGATTTTTTAATTGCCATAATTTTATGTCCTTATTTAGATACAGCTTTTTTAGGTCTACCCCTTTTTTTAGCTGCTGTTTTCTTAACTGTTTTCTTTTTTGGTTTTTTACCACCAACATAAGCTTCATTAACATCAGGTGTAGATGGATCATCAGCTACATAATGACCTTTGTTATCTCTAGCTCTAACACCATTCATCTCATCGCATTTGCGTTGTGCATCTGCTAAATCTGGATCAGGACCAAATACTGGTCTCCAAATACCATCATCTGAGGCTTCTAAAACTTTATATTGAGGTGGAAATTGACCAGTCTCTGAAATTATATAATTTGCCATAATAAATACCTATTAATCAGAATATACTTTAACCATTTCTAAAGTAATGGAATAAGTATCTCCTGATGAGTGACCTTTAGTAGTAAACAAAATATCTCCTGTTTTACCACTACCTGCGTTATTTGGTAAACCACCAAAATCTTTAAAGTCCATATGCCCATTACTACTTTCAGCAAGTTCCATTAATAAAACATTACTTGAAGCATCTAAGAACATTTGAACAGACATACCCACGATAGCGTGACTAACTCGCATAACTCTAACTTCTGAACAAGATACACCTGCTGAGTTAGAAGCTAAGGCAGATACATCCACCTTAGCTACTGCTGATTCTCCTGTGCCATCGCTAACATTAGTAAACTTCATAACACAATTTCTTTCACCATCTATTATGGTTTGTGTTGTTACTGCATCAGCCATAATTTTCTCCTATTAAGCGTCAGCAAATGGAGTTACTAAAGTGCCTGAACCTAAAGTGATTCCTTCTACAG